TGCGATAGCCTCGCCGACCATCTGCACAAACGCAGGGCGCAACGGGTCCGCGTCGGGCAGCAAAGCGGCGGCGATAAACAACGTCCGGTACATCCAGCCCATCGAGCGCACCTGACCGTCACCGTAACAGGTCATGTGGTTGAAGTTCCGGTAGCCTGGGTTGCCGAACAACGAGTTGGCCCCCTGCCACATCTCCAAGCCATCCAAAAAGAATGGATCGCCGGTCATAATATATGGAATAGCAAATGGCTCGGGATGGTGCGCGATATCCGATACCCAGTCGTTCGCGACACCCATGTTGATTATTACGACATCGTCCTGTGCCGCTGGCGTAAAACGGTCGTCAAGGAATCCATAGGTTCCTCTGGTATGGCAGTGGATGGTCCTGCCAAAATTGTTCTTGGTGGGGTCGCCCTCTCGTATGTGGCGTTTCCACCAGCCCGCCAGTTCCGCTTGGCCCAGCATGACCTCGCGGTCACGCCAGTCGCCGCTCATCAAGGCGCTCGCCGACCAAGACGGATTCAGACCTATGTCCAGTCTTCCGCCCGTGTTCGGCATATACACTTGCCACAGGCCCGGCCCACCTATGGCACGATTCGACCCCAGCCAACTTGCGTAGCGGGACTCCAGCCTGCTCGACGGTATTACGACAGTCGGGTCGTATTTCGGCACCAGTTTGGCCTGCGCCAGATACACGAAATTGTGGTATAAATTAACCTTGGGTTCCGGCGTCCCGCCGTACCATGCCGTTCGCGACCACCTTGTAGCAGGCAAATGCGCGATGTTGTGCTGGCTGTACACCCCTACCCCAGCCACCGTGAGATCGAGGTTGTAGGTCTGCGCTTCCATCGCTTCGGTGTTGCCGATCTCGCCGACGTATCGCGTAAAGACTTTGCCCAGGCCGGGCCACACGGTCACGACAAACCAGGGATGGACCGCCCGGTAGCTGCTCCAGCCCATATCGTACATACGCGCCGTCGAGCGGTCGCAACACACATATGTTTGCGCGATTGGTCCTACTGTCCAAAACGAAAATTTACCGGCTTGCAGCATCTCCTTTGCGCTGGCGTACACCACCGCTCCCCCCACCGGGTTGGTCAGCATGATCCCGGCGTCGTAGCCCGCGACCGACGACAGATCGGACGGCGTGTTGTTGGAGGTGCCGTTAATGAACTGCACGGTGGTTGGGATGCCCGGCAATAGAGACGGCACCACGGCTGCCATGATGGCGAACTTGATCGACCCGTCGCCCCAGCGGTTCTTTACGTCGCATTGTGTCGGGATTACCTCGCCATCAAGGATGATCTCGGCGTAGTTGAGGATTTCGCCTTCTACAAAAGCTCGGGCGAACTGAAGCGGATAATCGACAACTTCCGTCCCCGACACATTGACCAGGGTCATCGTGTTGTCGGTATCGGGTTCCGGAGGGTCGATGATGACATCGGGCGGGCGTGCCACGCCGCGCGCCGTGACCGTCTGCATCGAGTAATATGCCTGCCCCCGGTCTTTCACCAAGAGGGTCAGCGAGTAGCTCCCGACCGGGAGCGGCGCAGATGAAATGACATTGCCGACCACGGCAAATAACTCCCCTTCAAATATCTCTACCGTACCGGCGAACGGCTCGCCGACCGTATCGACCGCGACTTCCCCGACGTATCCCTCTTCCGCAATAAAATTAAGCGGATGCAGTTTGACGTTGGCGATCTCGTAAGCTGTCTTAGGCACGCGCGCCTCCAATCAACCGTAGTGTCCGCACGCCCACTACGACAGGGGCGACGACGGGCTGAAACACCGACTCGGTAACCCGGCAGACGCCGGTCGCAAACGTCTCGACGCGCCCGGTAAGGCCCACGGCACGCAACTGGTGCCGCAACCCACCCGTGGTTAACTCGATGCTGTCATCGGGGACGAGATGCACGGTGGCTATGTTGTCCTCGACCGTGATGTCGTCCGGTGAACTCTTCAGAATATCGCCCATGCCCCACCACAGGACGAGGCCGGTCAGCACCAGCGGCAGCCCCTGCACGTCGGTCAGCACGAACGATATGTCTGCGGTGTCGCCACTGTACAATTCAAAGTTCTGGTTGACCGCCATCATGCCACCTGTGTCATGTCGGAGTCGCCGTTCAGCACAACCGCGCCTCGTCGGGTGCCTGTCAGCATGGCCGGCGCCGATTGCGTGCCGTAGAGCCGGTGGCGCTCGCCGATCAGCCCGCGCAGGAGCGCCCCCGACGCCGTCAGCGTGGCCGGAACAAGGGTGATCGCCGCCTCGCCCTGCGCCACCCGCTTGCCCGACGCCATCAGCGTGGCCGGGCGCAGCGTGACATCGGCTTCGCCCGACAGGGCCAGCCGCCCTGATGCAACCACCTGGGCCGGGCGCAGCGTGACGGTTGCCGCACCCGAGAGGGCCAGCAGCCCGGTTGCGGCCAGCGTAGCCGGGCGCAGCGTGACCGTTGCGGCGCCGTGTGCAAGTGGTTGGAGGTAGCCGGTAGCCGTCAGCGTGGCCGGGCGCAGGGTCTGGTTCAGGCTGCCGCTGATCGTCAGCTTGCCTGACGCGGCCAGCGTGGCCGGGTGCAGGGTCTGATCCAGGCTGCCGCTGATCGCCAGCTTGCCTGACGCGGCCAGCGTGGCCGCGCGTAGTGTTACCGTTGCTGCCCCGGTGAGCGGGGCCAGTGTTGCCGTGCCGAAGAACAGCCGGTAGGTCACGTCGTTTCAATGCACAGGGTCAGGTCGCACCACTCGGGCGGCGCGGTCTGGTCGCGAAAAACTATCGTCACGATATCCGCGTCCATCTCGGTCGCGGTCAGGCTGACCAGCACAAGTTGCGAGCCGGCCGGGCTGACGCTCGGCAACGTGGTTAGATTGTTCAGCCCCGCGCCGTCCTTATCCACCTTGACATCCCCTGCCGCCAGGGTCGGCGTAACCTGCGCACGCCCGGCCGAGTTGTAGCTGTCGAGGCTCACCCTGGTCACAAACGCGACATTGCGGCGAGGCGGGTTATACGCCATTTCTACAACCCCAATATGTGCGAAGAGCGCGCCGGATGCAAAAATCCTTGCAACGTTGCCCCGATCATGTAGCGGTCGGTGTACAAGGGGAAAAAAGATGCGGTTGCGCGGTACGCCCCATAACACGCATCCCCGCCGCTATCTTGATCCTGATCCCACGCGAGCGACACGGAGCGGTAATATGTCGTGATGTTAGTCGCACCCGGTTTGAATATTATTGCTAGCGGCTGGTTCGCTTGCGCGTCGTAAGGCGTGGTAAACAGCATATGCACGGTGCCGATGCCGGCTACCCCGACCTGTCTCTGCGACAGCGAAATAGTCCGCTCTGCGACCGGCGTGCCGAACGGCGTGGAATAGAGTACGAAATCCACCGGGCCGGTGGTCGCCAGAGAAGCGACAACCCCGTATATTCTGGCCGGAAACGGCAGGGTAAAAGCGTTGCCGTACTCCTTTTGCGCCGATCCCGAACTCCATGTAACCGCTGTTGCAGCACCGTTCTGAACGGCGCCTCCGATAAAATATCCCCTGGCCCCGTCACTAAAACTGATACGGACAGTCGGTAAAAAACCGCTAAACAAATAAGAGCCGCCCGTGTAGGTAGTTACGCAAGGAAAACTCGTATTGGCGAAAGGCGGGGAAACACCGCCCGTATTGTATAAATCGGTCCCGCCTCGTGCGGTCATCTGTGTACAAAATGCAACAATATCACCGTTGGCGATTGTCATGCTGCCATTATCGGGAACGTGTTCCTGCCATGCGTTATCCGTTATCCCGCCGGAACTTCCGACAATCGAACGCGACACATTAAATGTTATTACGTTAGCGACATTGACCGCTCTTGCCGGTGGGCCGCTTGTATTATCGACAGCGGCCAGACCGACCTTCACGATTGTACCGGCATTCGAAACTGCGACGTTGTTTGTTCTCCACCCCAGCGACGAAGAACCCGTCGTGTTGATTGTGTGAGAACCACCATCGGTTGTCCAAATCTGCCCGATTGATATTATGGCTTCGTTCACCGCATCTACGGTATCTATGGTTGTCCAACTACCCGGATTAAACGACCCGCTGCGGATCGGAAAACCGACCTGGGTCAGCGGGACGCCGTCGAGGTTGACCAGCGCCATCAGATTATCACCGATATCCCGGCCAGGAGGTCGGCGCGCAGTTGAGCCACCGTCTTGCCGCGTGCGTGCAGTTGTATCAGCGGCAAAACGGTAGAGGCCACGTCATCGGCGGTAAGAACCTGGGTCATCCGTGTAACGGTGAACTGCGTCGTCTGCACGGGACCGCCGTCGAGGTTCGCCTCGATGTTGACGTGCTCGCCGCCGCTGCAAACGCCGGTCGCTTTGATGTTTACCGTTGCCATCATCCATTACCGTCGGTCAGCGTGAAGCCTGTGATCGTAAACGCCTGACCGGCGGCGAACACGATGTTGTCTATCGTCATCGCGCCGCCGCCCCCGGTGGTTGTGATGTCGCCCTGCCAGCACCCGGTTGTTCCGTCCGACTTGAACAAAGTGAAGTAGCCGGCGGTGCCGGCGGCATCCGCTGCGGTGTCGCTCCATGTCGGATTGTACGCTTTGGCCCCGGATGCCGCCGCCTGCATGAAGTCTGACGGGAGCGTCAAGGTAGACAACACCGTGCCGGTCCTGGCGGCGGCTACGTTAGTCGGCAAACTGCCGCTGTATATCTTGAGGATCGGACTCGCCCCTGCCTCCGTCTCCATCGCATCGAGCCGTGCGTTCTGTTGTGCTACGCTGATTTGAAAAGTTGCCATGTCCTACTCCGTGACAAACACAACAGTCTGGTCGCACCATTCCGGTGGCTCGGTCTGATCGGAGCACACCACGGCTATCGTGCCGCCGTCCATTTCCGGCCCTGTCAGACTCACCAATACGATCTTTCCCCCGGCTGGTACAACCACCGGCAGCGTGGTCAGATTGGTCAACGCGCCGCCGTCTATCGAAACCTTGAAATCGCCCGTGGCCAGGGTAGGCGACGCTTTCATCCTTCCCGCCGACGCGAAATCGACCAGCGACAGCGGGACCGTCAGGGGTACGGCTCGTTGCGGGGGGTTCACTTGTCCCGGCTCCCGCTATTTTGTCTCAAATTTGAAACATATGTTCTTGACGCTCTAATTCCTAGCACGGATAGTTCTTTCCGTTGGGTACGGCCAGGAGGGCCGGAACGGGACTGCAAGGTCCGAAAGCGAGCGGAGAGCATGTGAGTCCTGCGGGGTTCGCTGGTTCCCGGTGCAGCCGGGGCAAAATCCCGTATGGGGGCAACCCCGTGGGCAGTGCTCATTGAAGCTACGAATGGTGCGGAGGTTATATAAGCCAAAGCACTAACTCCGGTTGTCTCTCGCGATCAGCCGCTCCAGCGCCGCTCTCGACTGCGGCCCGAACACGCCATCGACAGAGGCCATGCTGGGGAGGTCGCCGGTCTGCACCAGGGTCGCCTGGATCGTGCGGATGCCCATGTCGGCGTCCATGACCGACGTGCTGATATAGCCCGACGCGGTGCGCAGCGCGTCGCGGAAATGCGCCAGCGTGGTCGAGGCGTGGTTGCCTGCGCTGTCGCCGTCATAGTGCGACTTGCCGCCATTGTAGGGGTCTGGCAGGCTGGCCCACTCGCAACTGAGCCGGTGCATGAACTCGTCGTCACCGATGGCGTTGCTCTTCCACTCCGAATATCCCCGATCCTTCATCTTGGTCAGGCCGAAATCGTCCTGCATGATCGGAGTGAACAACGCGCCGCCCGGTAATTTCTTGCGGTCCTGATACTCCTGCAATGTGCTCTTGAGAGCTTGATAGCGTCCGGTGGCTGAACTGACGCCGTTCTTAGCCACCATCTCGGTCTGCATATCGTAGATTTGCGTCAGGGTCTTCTGCGACAAATCTCCGTAGGTATTTCCCTCAATATCTCCAAAAATAGCATCATAATTTCCCGCGCTCTCGCCGTATTTGTTCGTCGGTACGCCTCCCGCAATAAAGTCAAGCAGGTGGTTGGTACACGGGTCCAGTGTCTTGAACGTGGCGGTCATGACGGGCCTCCTTAATGGGTCACCAGGGTTCGCGCGATATCGCGCGCCGCGCCGACCGCGACATTCTCGGAGCGTTCATCCGGCGGCATTTCCCACGCGAGATAAATGATACCGACTATGGCATCCGCCGATGGCGGTATCGGAATAGCGCAGCCACGGTGCATACCGCGTTGCGCGAGCCGCTCGGCGAGCGGCGTGCCGTGCTGGGTCAGGTCGATGCAGATCGGGCTGCCGTTCAATACGTCCACCAGGGCTTTGGCGTCGGAGGTGGAGGTGATGACCGGCAGGCGGCGCGGCGTCGGGATAACCGGGCGCTCGCCGCTGCGCAGGCGGGCCGCGTAGAATTGCTGCGTGTTCAGCGCAAGGTCGATCGACCAGACTTGTATCAGATCGGCGCTCGTCTCGGTGGTTAGTACCCCCAGCGCGTCCGATATCAGGGCGGTACGCAGTTCCGGTGCGGACGGGGTCATCCAGCTTTCTATGATGATATCGCGTTTCTCGTAGGCTACCCACCCGGCCCCGCCTAGCAGCACCAGCACAACCACCGCTATCACCTTCCAGGGGCGGTCTATGTAGGCTAAGAGGGCCGACAGGTATCCGTTCATGTAATTACGGTAACTGCGTGCTGCGTATCTGCCGATACTCCCAAAGACGGGAGAACGACAAACTCGCGAACCGTTCCCTGAATATTAAGCGTGTGAAACGCCGTCCCGCTCGCAACGACGAACTCCCGCACAATCCCCTGAACCTGCAAATCATGCGTAAATGCGGTGGTTCCCAGCACCCAGGAACGTGCCGTGCCTTGTATTACAAGATCGGTCATGTGTTCACGCTATAGCCGGATTTGGCGTTGTTAACGCCTGACGCCGTCCACGCTGTGCCGGTTGCCGGGTCTACGTCGAACACGCTGCCCCACCACTGGAACGTGGTCGATATCGCTATGGCGGTATTGGTGCCGTTCGCATCGGTTGCGCCCGACTTCATGTTAATGTTCATCGTGCGGGTGCCGGCGTCGGACTTATTCGCGTAGACTTTGACCGCGCCCCCGTAGATCGCGCTCGGTGTTGTAAGCATTGCCGGAAAATTAAATAAATCCTCATTTCCAACCGTGGCGCTGTGAACCTGACTGAGGTCGGACGCTACCGGAGGATTACGGCTAAGAGCGAGATAGTTCTGCGTCGAGCCGGTGCAGTTACCCCACATATAATAGGTGAACTGCCCCGTAGTCATACCCGTCAGAGTGCCGGGTGCGCCCGACGTGTAAGTATTTGCTTTACGCTGTCCCAAATTGCTCGAAAGGTTGTCGTAAGCCTGTATGGTTATCGCCGTATCCATGTAGAAGCCAATCCAGTACGACGTACCGGCGGTTATCGTCTGAGGCGTTACGAGAGCGCCAATAACATTTCCTCCGCTGGTACAGCCAACCACCTCGATACCATCGGACAGCAGGGCGTTGGGGGAGCCTGCACTATCGCTGTACAACACTGCTTTGAATTTTGCCGTGGCGCTAGTTGTGTTAACCCACATAAGGACGTTATTCAAAGTTCGCGTCAGGTTAGGCGTAATCTTGAGCAGAACTATCTGGTTTGCCCCAGGTGCAGTTGTAGTCGATCCCACACGGTATGTGCTTTGCAGGCTGATACCCGCCGGTAATACCACGTCACCATCATTAACGAATTGCGTTTGGTTATCTCCGTTTCCAAACTGAGTTTCGACCACGGCATTTGCGGTAAGCACACCGGAATTGTAGTTACTGTTAGTAGGATCGAACAGCGCAAGGTCATCGAAGTAAGTGGTATTGGCAGAGGACGCCAACTGTAAAGTATTAACGCTCGATTGTCCGTTGCCGGTGTTCCCCGTGCCGCTCAGTATCAGGCTGCCATCGAGGTACACCGCATAGGAGGAACTCGCCCCTATGGTTACGTCAAATGTTATGACCGAGTTCGTACCGGCGTAAGTGCCGCCGGAAGCAATGACAGAGCCGGATGAAGTGCCGGTCCTTATTACTAATCCCCCCGCCACCGACAACTGTATCGTAAATGCTGCGGTCGCGCCGTTGCGCAGTGTTATAGACGCACTGACATTACTGCCGACGCGAACAGTGCCAACAATTCGCGAGACGGCGGAAAATGTATTGCTTGTTGATCCTCCCCCTATGTTAAATCCTACTGCATACCCGACGCCGGCAGGATTTAGCGAGTTGCCCACGGTGCTGGCACTAAATGTTGCCCAATCTCCTGCGGTAAGAGTCGCGCTCATACCCGGCGTGCCGTACTTATCGAAGCCGTCGATCAAGAGAAGTGCTGGCATATTTAGCTCTCAAACCCTACGACGGTTAAGATCAAGTCGGCAAAAGTTGTATCGCCGGTTGTCACCTTGAACCTGATGGTGTCCCCCGTAGCAAAGCTCAGTGTGGTGCCTGTGGTTACGAACACCGGCACCACACCGCCTGCGGTAATAGTTATCGTACCGACGTTGCTGAAACTGAGAGGCGAGGCGCTGGTTGCCTTAGCCACGGTGATAACGGGCGATCCCGTAGCCGCGACGCTGCCCCGCCCCTGGCTACTGTGGCCCAGATACGAACCGAAATCGTCGGGTATTGTTACCGCTTTCGTAAATACGTGAGAAAACACGCGGTCGATTGCTAAGACGCCCGCCAAGTCGAAAGCGATTATGTACTTCGCACGTTGTACCGTCCACGCGGAGCCGTCCCACACCAACTGATCGTAATTCGCCGTGCCGGCAGGCACCGTGCGCGTGGCGGCGGGAAGCCCGGTATCGACAACATCGCCGCCCGAGTTGACGGTCAGCAGGTTGCCGACAGCGAGCGCGCCGCCGACCAGCAGCACGTCGGCCACCGGGATGCCGCTGTCGGCCAGGAGTTTGCCGGTCGCATCGGCGTAGCTCGGCAGATGCCCGGTGGTTGAACTGGCCGGTCCTACGACATCGCCGGTGCTGACGCCCGAGACGCCGCTATCGACAACATCGCCGCCCCCATCGACGGTCAGGAAGTTGCCGGTCACCAGCGCGCCGCCGGCCAGCAGCACGTCCGCTACCGGGATGCCGCTGTCGTTCAAGAGTTTGCCGGTCGTGTCGGCGTAGCCCGGCAGATGCCCCGCTACCGCGCCGGCAGGCCCGACGACATCGCCCCCGCCCCCGCTGGTAACCGTCTTCCATGTCCCGTCGCCGAACCATGCGGTAGTTGACGACGCCCCGGTTCCGCCGTTCAGGTTTCCGACCGGCAGGTTGCCGGTCACGTCGCTGTTGAGATGCACTAGGAGCGAATTATCGTCGCCGTCTATCGTCTTGTTCTGGAGCGTCTGGATGTCGTCTGTTCCGACAACATCCCCAATCGGCACGGACTTGCCGCTGTCCGCGAGAACCTCGCCCGTAGTGCCGTTGAACATCGCGAAGTTGCCGTCAACCGAGCTTCCCGGCCCGGTCACCGCCGTCTCCTCGGCCCACGCCGAGCCGGTGTAGCGCCAGTACGAGGAGGTGGCGGCGTTGTACGCCCGGTGTCCACGGGCGGGCGGCAGGAACAGCCACGCGGGCGTCCCGACCGTGTACCAGACCGCCACGCTGTCGGCGTGTCCCGCGAAGGCGCCGGAAGGGGACGCGCCGACGATGTAGGTGTCGCCGTTGGCCGGCGATCCCGGCGGCGTCGAGAGGATGCTGGTCACGCTTAGTTGAGTGAGTGCTTCCAGCCGGGCGAAATTCGGATTGAACCCGCCGACGCCCCAACCGACCTCTCCGGGGGAATAACCCCATACAAGCCCTATGTGCGGTCCAGTACTACCGGGCATTACAATGTCCCATCGAAGTCGAAGTCGAAACCGAAGTCGAATGTCGCCGGCCGGCTCACCGCAAAACGATAGTGCTGCCAGGACGCCAGCCCGTCCCGCACAGATTCAAGCTCGAACCACAGCACCCCCGGATCGCCGTCTGCGGCTGCCATAGTCGTGTCGTAAACCAGGGTTGTGCCGGTGATGCCGGTCACCGTGCGAAGCAGGGTCGTCCCGTCGTACACCCGCACGGTGTAGGTCACGCCCGTCTCGGGGCCGGTACTCGCGGCGCTATGGTCCAACAAGACATTGCCTTGCACGATGCGGTCACGGTGCGCCCAGGTCAGCGTGATATCGCCGCTAATCACATGCGGATTACAAAATCCTACCGTATTGACCAGCACATTGCCCGGTGGATAGGGACGCGCCTGCCGGGCGGCAATGGTCACCGTGTCCACCGGGGCGAGAGATGCGTCCAGTTGTTGTGAGCTTGTGCGGGTCAGCAGCTTTACTTCGACATCCTCGCCGGTCGCGTAGTCGCGGAAGTCGGTGGTCGGCGAGTGCGTCTGAAACCAGATCGTGTCGCCGACCGAGTGCGGCGTTGGGATCGTGTCGATGCACCCGCGCGCCACGGTCAGCGTCTTCGCGCCAACGTCGAAATCAACCACCTCGCAGTATTCTTCCCCGATCAGCACGGGTTGCCCCACGGCAACCCCGCCGGCCAGGAGGCCCGAGAGCGGCTCGATCTCGATATCGGTGGTGTAGCAGCCCATAGAAGTGCGCAACGTCGCCGCCGTGTCGAACCCGGCGATCGAGCGGTTGCCGAACAGCGTCTCGCCGCCTGCCCGGCTGGTGACCCGGTATTCTATGGCGCCGCCGCCGGGATTGGCGGCGAACACCTTGATAACCCCGGTGTCGTTGTCCAGTTGGTCCGTCAACAGGGGCGGCAGATTGTCGGCGGCGTCGTACCAAGTCATCTCGCCTACATCGCGAAGCTGGATGATTCGAGGCTCTTTGACGGCCGGGATAAAGTAGCTGGGTTGCTGGGCGAGATAAGTCGCGTCGTCCAGTGTGAACACGTCCTGTACCGCGCCCACGGTTATCGTGCCGTCGGTCAGGGTGGTGTCTTCGATTGTGCCGGCCCGCACGATGATCGACTCGACGCCCCGAGTCGGAGCGTGGATTTTGAACACGCCGCCCGGCTTGATGTAAAAGCCGCGCCGGTCCATCTTGAGCTTGAACCGCCGCAAATCGCCGGAACTGACCCGCAAGTCGCGCATCCCCAACCGGCCCGCCAGGGTCGCGGTAGGAACACCAGGGTACTCCACCGTGGTTGATATCACCGCTCCGACACTCTGGAACGAAGCGAGATTTTGAACCCGGATTTGCCCCGCCTTGCCGTTGAGGGGCGAAGTGTACTTAACGATGATTTCGTTATAGCTGGTGTCGGCCGACGCGCTTTCGTCCTCGGTTATGTCGAGCAATCCGCTGTCGAAACCATAGGTGGTCAGCGTGTCCGGATCGTAATCGTCGCGGATCAGGTCGAGGGTCAACAACCCGCTGGTGCGGTCGATGTACAACACCGCGCCGATATGGTCGATGACTTTCTGGACAAACCTGTCCACGTCCTCCTGGCGAGTCCACCGGAAACACAGGCCCAGACCTTCGTCGTACAACTTATCGGCGGTCGCCCTGAAAGAACTGTCGTCAATAAAAGATACCGGGTAGCCCCGCCCCCATACCGTATTAGTGCAACATTCGTATATTATGTGGGCCGGGTTCATCGCCTTGATGTCGGCGTCACCCGACACCACGGTGATGAAATCCCCGACTGTTTCAACCACCGTGGTGGGGGTCGAGAACAGAAGCTGCATCTGATTGCCGCCCGTACCCGAGGCAACCGCGTTGTTGTAGATATCGTGGTTGAAGTTGATAAACGTGACCGTGTTGTCTATGGTCGTGCTGATGTCGCTGCCGATCAGCACTTGGTGCTCGTCCGCGTCGGCCGTCACATACGATAACTCGACCCCGCCGATGGACAGGACATCGCCGTCCTCGGGGTTGTTGTCGAATATGACAAACGATATCAAATCTTCGTTGACGATCAGGCGGCACTTGTCGGCGTACCAGCAGACGCCGTTTTCCCAGCCTGCCGTCGAGCGGTTCGCCCTGACTTTCCAGACTTTAGGATACGGGTTGTTGCTGGAAATCTGCCCGTAATAGAATAACGTGGTGACGCCGCGCCAGCCCGGCACCGGCAGGCCGGGGGTCAGTTGCTCGACAATGATATCATCGACAACCTGATCCGGCAGGCCCAGGAACAATTTGAACGTCCCGACGATACCGCCCTCTTTGGTGTCGCCGCCGAACAGATCGGGCTGGTCTATCGTCGCAAAGTCGGTGGTCTGAAGCGAACCTATCCAAGCCGTCAGGTCGCCGACGTTGATCTGGTTGAGTTCGTTTATCGGAGCGTGGCATATCCCCATATGGAATGCCATCTCATAGCGGTAGCCGGTAATTTGCGAAGTAGAACTACTGCCGCTTTTAAGGCTCACTCGGAAGCCTCTCTGCGGGCAATCTCAGCCACGCGCAGAGCGAGGGGGTCGCCGGTAGCTTCGACTATCTCTACCGCAATCCCGCGCTCAAGGAACTCGGCCCAACTCCAGCCCTGTCTCATGCCAAATTTGCGCGGTTCGCGGTTGCACATGCCGGCAGCCCTCAAGTGCCGCATACGGACCATAATCATTTCTTGCCGCCGCCCCCGCCGCTGGAGGTACGGATAGCGGTGCTGACGAGGTTGCCGTAGTACAACACCATCCAGTCTTCTATCCACACGTCGCCGAATATGACCGGCTGCGGCGTGCCTTCGTCGTGCTCGGGAAACGTGAAATCCTGCAAGCCTGACGGCTGGGCATCGACGGTCTTGGGGGCCGAAGGCGACTTCGCGGTTAGCGCGGTGATCGCATACGACAGGACGAGGAGGGCAATGGCCCATACGAAATTCAAAACAAGGGCATCCCGTCGAATGGGTTACGGCCGGGAGTATGCGGGAAACCTCCGTAGTTGGGAAGGTTGAAGAACTTGAACTCGCAGTGGTTGGTCGTCCTATTGCAGCCGGGGTAGGCGAACAGCGTGCTGCCCACTGCGAGGCCGGCGGGGAACCCCATCGTGGTGACTACGTTGCCGGCGTGCTGGGTCAGGAACCGGCGCTCTTGGAACCCGGCCGGCGTCAGATACTCGATATAGCCGCCCGTGAAGTAGCCGCTGGCGTAGCCGCCCAGCAGGTCGGTGGTGACGCGCGAGCCGGCCAATCCAACCACCGTGATCGGGCCTGCCGCGAACGCCGCCGGATCGGCCTTGCAGGTGGTTGGGGCATAGAGGATGTGCGGGCAGCTTATCTGGTAGCCCTGGCGCAATCCCGGCCTCTGCAACGACGCCGTCATCATTGCGCAGGTGATTTCCGCCTGGACTTCGGTGGTGTGCTTGACCCCCGACACCGTGCCGACCCACACTAGGGGCGCCTCGGTGGCTACGGGGGCGGTTTCGATGTCGGCGATGTCGAAGGCGTGCGCCCGCCGGATGCGCAGCATGATCGTATCGGAGGGTATCGTACCTTCCAGCCGGTATTGCTGGGGAAAGTCTTCGACGGCCGGCATCGTCACGATCAGGTCGGAGGAAAGCTGGTCGGCGCTGAACGTCGCCCCGGCATCCGAGATCGACACGGCTTTGTACAAGTCACTACTATAAGTGATGTCACGGTCGGACCCGTTGTAGCGCCAGTAGAATATACTGTCCCCCGATGCTCGGGAGAACTCGTAAAGTTGTAGCGGTTGACCGTCGTAAGCCGAAAGCTCAAGCGTGCGGAAGGTCATATCCCCACCTCGAACAAACTGAACGTGGAGCGGTAAATCGGGCCGTACACGTTGACCGTAGCCACCGGCCCCGACTCGGTAATCGTAATGTGCAGATACTGGTCGTTGCCGCGTGCGGCAGTGGAAGCCGGAATTTGCAGATCGTTATGCACGACGCAAGTACCGATATACTTCAGCTTGGCAATCAGCGTGGCAGGATCGAACTCGAACGCTTTGATCCGCAATGTGGTGGCGCCCAGGCTATAGTGCGCATAATCGCTGTAACCGATCATATAGAATATGACCCAATACTTTCCGTTTGCCCGTTTCTGGACGCCCCCGATCTGCATCGAGTAACAATCCACCCCGCCGGCTTCGTCGGTCGAGATGTATGTGTACTCGTCGGGAAACGGAATAGCGGGGGAATCGTCCGCATTTTGCCAATCGGCATTATCTATTATGTAGTTGGCAGTCGGTAATATATGAGTATCGAGATTGACGCGGGTTGTACTGGAGGCGATACTGCCATAACTGTGGTTGCCCAACCCGATCCGCAGGATGCAACCATCGGGATAAGCGGGCGCGATAACGTTGTAGACCTCGGGGTTGTTCGCCCCGCTGCTGCTCATGTTCTGCAAGTGCTCGCGGTTGAGGTAGTGGTAATAATATAAGTTTCCGTCGTCTCCCGGCAAAATGAATCCGAACCCCCGGCTCTGGTTTGTTCCGGTCGCCGGATAGCTCGCCCACCGGATCGTCAGGTTGGTGCTGTTGCCGATAGGGTAGTAGCCGGCCGCGCGTATCCGCAGCGGGCCGTACCCCGGATACCCGGCGTGGTAGGTGCCGTCGAGAAACTGGCTGATCGAAGGCAGCGCCCCCATCACGAAAGACACGCCGCCGAACCCGGCGAAGGCGCCGTAGAAAATCGGCTGCTCCAGGCTCAACGGCTCGTAGAACCAGAGTCCGTGGATAAAGGGCATGTCGGTCGTGCCTCGGTGCCAGTGCGCGCCCAGGACCGTCAGGGTGCCGTCGAGGTGCGGCTCGAACAGCACGAACCAGTTGTCGAAAGCCCTGCCCGACTGCGCCGCCCAGAAACGGCAGGCGACATACTGGCCGGCATAGATCGGCGATATCTCCATGTTCGTCTGGGTTTCGGTCAAAGCCCCGGAATCAACAATCGTACTACCGTACCATGTATTTATGGCCGCGATAAAATCGGCACGGGTGTAGGTCTTCAACAATACACCGGACAGCCCGGTGATGCTGACGGTCGGAACACTGGCTATACTCTCGATAAAATAATAATTGTTAAACTTGTCGATATTACATGGAATAGGCATACTGAGTTGTGATGCCTGCGTTACCGCAGGCGTGCGTGCAAACCAGCGGAACTGTTGCAGGCAGCGTTCGCCGATAGACGGAACGACACTGTTCCTGGCGGCGCGGAATGTGGTCTTGGCGGTTGTCATCCCGCGCGTGTTGGTGTGGTGTTCCAACTCCACTAAATCCGCGTCCTGCCGGCACAGCACGAGAAAGCTCACGCGGTTAATCATGGCTGCCGGGATATCGTCGGGAAATTCCGTATCAACCGCGATCCGCTCGGTGTCGCCGTCCCCGACCAGGGCAGAGCCAGTGATCTTACGATACAGGCGACCGCCGCCCATCACGTTAAATTGTATGTGATCGCGGTTGACGAACGGCCCGCCGAGATCGGTGAAACCGCAACGTTTGACCTCGAACGAGGCGTCGCCGCTAGAGATATTCTCAACCACTTGGAAGTCGGCGAAATAGGTAGGCACCCAGATCGGCACCCGCTTGCCGTCGAGAAAATACAACAACCCGCGCAGCCTGCGATGCGCCGCCCGACCCTTGGCCCAGAAATTGAACTCCTGCGCCGGGTCGTTGACGACATCGTAGAGCGTCTGCAACCCCGTCGTGTTGTCGAGGTTGAAGAAAACATGATCTATCGTATATTGCAAATCGGTCGCGTCGTTAGGCTCCATGTCGAGCAAGTAATAATCTTCGTAAATCGGCAGTGGAACCAGCGCCGACGAGGGCGTCCGCTCCAGCGACTGAAACTGGATCGACACCGTATAGGCGCGATTTCCCCTGCGTTGCGGTGTCGGCGACGCCATGAACTTCGCCTTGACCACCGGATAGCAACGAGTTCCTTTCGGCCAGTTGTTTAAGAGGCCGGTTTCAACAAACACCCCGCCGGGAAGAGCTTGGACAACCGCCGCCAGTTCGTAGTGAAACGCATCGCGCCAGAGCATCACCGTGCGCGCATCGAGAAACTGTGTATCGGTTGCGTCGAGATACAAAACGGTGTCGCCGATAGCGGCAGAAGACGCGAGAAGCTCACCGTCGTGCCAGACCGGCAGATAAAAGGGCGAGCCGCCCATAGCCAGCGACGACAGATCGAGCATCATCCGCTGTTCGTCGTGCGCGGTAAAATTGACCGTGAAGTTCTGCCTGGGCGACAGGCGAGTACCGAAGCGTTGCTCGTAGGCCAAGGTGGACTTCAAGACGCTGGTCTGCCACTCCAGGGCTTCCAGCAACCCGTCCGCCCAATCGGGCGGCGCACTCCAGACCCCTATGTTTTCGAGAGGCATGGGTCAGCCCCGCACAATCTGGCGCACGGTCGCCGCGTTCTTGACCAAGTGCTGCACAACCACGCGCTCGCCCATCGAACCCGACATCGCGCTCGGGACCATATCGGGATCGGCGACCAGCACAGACCTGATCTTGATCTCTCCCCCGCCGCCGCCGCGCAGGTTCATCGCGTTGCGCGGGCTGTCGCGGGTCAGCACTTCTTCGCCGCGTTGCAGGATCGCGGTCTGCTCGTTCGCGGCCAGTCCAACCACTGCTCCCGTGTGGTAGCGCGGCGCCCGGTCGAACCAAGAGGCCGGCGCCGGGCGGGTCGGAAACTGAGTGACGCCAACGGTGCCGCCCGCGTGCGCCACGGCAGCCGCCCCCGACAGGATCGAGGACCACCCGGAGGACATGCCGGTTGTTGCCGCCGTGCCGGTCGCGGCTGTGGTGACACCGCCCAGCCCCAGCCCCGGCAGCGACAACCCGGCGCTCTGTAGCAGCTTCAGCGCCTCGACCTTGATGATGTAGGCGGCGATGTCTTTCAGGATGCCGGCGAAGAACGAGCCGGCGGCGGTCTTCAACGAAACGAGCACGTCCTTCCACTCGCCGGTCTTGGTGACGGCCTTGCCGACAGCTTCGGCAACAGTGTTGAAGGCTTCGGTCAGGTTGGTGCCGAAGCTGTCCTCGATGGTGGTCTTCAGCCCTTTCCAGAACGGGTCTATATACTTCGTCTCGGCGCGGAACTCCTTGGCGGAAGCGGTAGCCTTGTCGAGCACCGAAGCGGGAATGTTGCCGGCCTTTCGGGCTTCCTCGACCCACTTCTCCAAGGCGTCTGCCTGTTCAAGCAAGGCAGGAGTGGCTGCTTCGATGGCTTCCTTGGTCTTCTTTTGTTTTTCCTCCAGGGTAACCTCACCCATCTCGTAGAGCCTGTCGTAGCTCCGGATGAGTTCGTCACGGGTCTGGAGGGCTGCCTTAGCGGAATCTTCCGCCGCTTTGCGGCGAACATCGAAACTCTCGCGGGCTTGCAACGGCCCGAGGCGTTGTTCGAGTTCGGTGATACGGGCGGCGCCGGTCAGCGGCGCCTCGCGCCGACCTTGCTCGAACTGTTCACGAATGTTCTTGTAGCGTAGCTCGATCTCCTCAAGTTGTTTCGCCAACTCGGTCTTCTGGGTCTTGTTCAGGCCACGCTCAAGATCGTCAACCACCTTAACGAGCGACTTGTAACGGTCGTTTTCTTGATCTATCGCGGATAAACGAGCTTCTTCCGTAGCCGCCGCCCGGTCGCCGATTTCCTTCAACTGGTTGTAATTGGTTATATTGTTCTTAGTCGCTTCAGCTATCGCCTTCTGGCGGGCAGCTTCGGCCTCGGCCGCGTGTGTGCGGGTTTGCAGGAGCTTTTGTTCTATGTCCTGTTGTTCCCTGGTGGCTTCGATCCGTTGTTTCAACAAAAACGGAGCCATCTTTTCAGCGGCCATGCGTGCCTGTTCGGCCGGCGTCAGGTTGGGAAACTGCGCCCTGATATCTCGCTCGACCTTTATGCGCTCCAGCCGGGCGGCTTCCTCGCGGTTGCGCGCCTGTTCGAGCGCATAGGCTTCGCGCGCGTCCCTCGATGCGTCCTTGGCGGCGTCCCGCTCCTTACGGGTAGCTTCAGCCTGCATCTGCTGGGCGCGGACACCGGGCATACCCCGTGTTATCTCGGCACTCTCGGCTTCCGGCCCGCGCAAGCTGAAGTGGCCGGCGTCGGGCTTGTTTGGAAAATATGTGCCGATAGCCAACGGGCCGAGTTTATTTTCCTGAACGTACTTAGCCACGGCGGCGTCGATTTGTTCGTAGAGCGGCCCGCCCCGCCGCATGTAGCCGGGGACGACGTTTCCCGCCTCATCGAGCACGGCCACATCGAGCGCGCGGCGCATGTAGTGCTCGGATATTCGGGGAGGGTTGCTGCCGGCGACGTACTTGTTGTGCAGGCTCGGGTCAGCCACCCGTAGCTGGTAGCCTTCCGGCAATCCTTTCGAGGCTTCGTTCAGCGCCGCGACAAGGTCGCGCAACTCGGTTGTATCGACCTTGAGGGTGCCGGTTTGCACCCGCGCATTGCCGGTGGCTAACCCGCCTGGGATCGGGACAACACCGGACGGTCGCGGCGCAGTGGGCATACGGCCCGCCGCCGCATCCTCCAGCATCCGTTGTTGCTCGGCAGCCGCTTCCGACGTAGGAGCGAACTTCAACTCCTTCTGGCGCTCGATCATGCGGTCAATGGCTTGCACGCCCTGATCGAGCAAATTAACAAACCGGGTCAACAAACCAATAAGTTTGTTTATCGTTTCACTGTCAGAGAGCGTCCGCAACAACTCGTTCCACGATACGGTAAGACTTTCAACCGACTTCTGAAACGGCGTTGTAGCTATTTCCGCCGCGTTCTTGTACCGCGTCGCCAGCTTACCGTAAGCAAAATCTATCGCCTCTACCGCCTTGCCGTGCTTATAGAGGGTTTCAATGTGCTCCAAATCTTTGTCGTTGAGAAAGCCCAATTCTTGATTAAGTTCCTTGATACCTTTCTCGCCGTTGGTGAACCCGGTCACCAGCTTCTTCATCGCATCGGGTACTTCATCACCCGTGATGCGCGACACGTCCTTGGCGGTCTGCGCCAGTTGGGTTATGCGATCTGAAGCGATGTTCTGGGACATCGCGGTACGGATCGCCTTGCCGGCGTCGGCCCACGAAACACCCATATCCTGAATATTCTTCTGGTACTCCACGAGTTGTTTCGCGTTGTACCTCACCAAGTCGATATTAGCAGCAATCGCCGCCGAGAACTGGCGCTCCGCAGTAATCTGCCGCAACGCGGTAGCCATTGCACCAATAGCCACCGTGACTGCGCCGGCCGCAACAGCTACAACAGGAAGCCACTTCAGAGCCGCTAGTCCGAATATCTGGAATACTTGCGGCCCTTGTTGAGCCAATATGGTTGCAGGCGAAACGCCCGAAGCGAATCCTTGTAAGATATCGGTGGCTTGATAACCTAAGTTCGTAATTTCATAACTACGCAGTCCCAGAAACCCCGGCTGCTGGCCGGTCCTTGAGCGGTTCTGCGCCGCCCGCGCCTCAGTCCTCGCCAGATCGTCTACCGACTGGCGTTCCTGGGTTCGCCCCCGCATCCGCTGTTCGCGAAATCGGTCGAACCGGGACAGCGCAGCCGCTTCGGCGGCACGCGCCTTTTCGTCGGCTTCCTGCCGTACACGCGCCAGTTCCGCTTGCCGCGCCCGCTCGGCCTCTACGGCTTGCCGGCTTCCCTCCTCCTCGGCTTTGCGCCGCGCCTCGTTCCGCTGCCGTTGCAGACTGAGGGCGATCTCGTTGGCGGCTTGCCGGATGCGCCCGCGCTCGATTTCGGCAGCCCGCTCGGCCGCGATCCGGTCTTGTTCGGCCTTGCGCTCGGCAGCCAGGGCAGCAAGGTGAGCCTGCGCCCCGGTGCCGACTTCGGCGCGAGAGATTTCCCGATCGCGCGCGAACATGCGCTGCTGCGCCTGTTCAAGAGCGTGCGCCACCTCGCGCTCGGCGGCAGCGCGCTCCTGTGCCGCCTTGGTAGCGGCTTCCTGCACTTGGATGTTCTTTAATTCTTCTTCCTTGGTCTGGCGCAGTATCTTGGCGTAGTTGTCGCGCGCCTGGGTCAGCTTGTTAACGGCAAGCCCGGCTTGGTCAACCACCGCAAGCAACTGCCGCTCGGCGTTAGCGAGGTTCTGCGCGTCCAGCCCGTTCTTTTCGAGTTCGTCCCGGTAAGCCTTTTGACGCTCGATCTGGCCGTTCAAGGCTTTTACGGCGTTTTCGTGGCCCGTCTTCAGCCCGGCAAGGCGGCTTAATTCCTTCTTGGTGGCGTTGTCGTTTGCGTCTACCGCCGCCTGTTGTTTGTCCCAGGCTTCTTTGGCTTCGGCAACCCGCTTGATCTGAGCGGCGATCTGGATGTCCAGACCTTTAAGGTTCTCGATGATGCGGGCAAACCCTGTGAAGCTCTTGCCGGCATCGTTCAGCTTCGACAGGGCTTCAGTAAGTTCTTTCTCCTTAACAGTGCCTTTCGCCGCCGCCTCTATTTGCTTGTCTACCGCAGCGGTCAGTTCGTTGACGGCAGCAGTGGCGGCACGAAAATCGGCTGTCGAGAGGTTCTGCGCGCTGATCCGCAGAATGACATCGCGAGTCAGTGCGCCGCCGCCCCGGTCACTCATCCTCGATATCCTCGATGACCCGTTTCAAATGACCCCCGCCGCCGATTGCGTCCACGATAGCGGCGTGGATGAGGACCGCGTTCAACACCGCCTGCCCCCTGATACGCCGCCTTGTCAGGGCTGCCTCGGTCCATATTACCCCAAGAGGCATCGACCACACGCAATCTCTACTGTATCCTTCGGACACCAGCAGATTGGCGTGCTCACGCAAGCCCTGGTAGGTTCGCAGGAACCAGCTTTCTACGCCGCCGCGTCCACCGGCCTCGGCGGGCGTATCCCGGCCAGCAGTCCTTTCACGTCGGCGATCAATTTTTTT